TTACATTTGTTAGGTCTAGCAAACTTAGTGCCGTCCTTCTTTATTTTGTACGTCTTAGCTTCACCCTTGCACACAGGACAGGTAAACGCCTTAGTCTTAAACAACCTACTGGAGTTAGACTTGACTGCATCACGGAACTCTTGCGGGGTCTTAACAAATTCAAATAGCTCTGCCCATTCCTTCTTGTTGTGTACCTTGCAGCTAAACAGTACCTGAGAGGCTTGCTCTGGACTGTTGATGTTGATAGGTGTGTCACCCATTAGCTCACGTATCTGCTTATGTAAGCGCAACTCTATGTCTGCTTTCTCCTTCTCGAACTCCGTTCTTACTTGCTGTAAGGCTCCGAGATCCACTTTGACTCCCGACATGTACAGTCTGGTAAGGGTTTTACATGTATTAAAGGTAATGGCTCTGATGGTGTGTAGACTTGCACAGGAGGGATCGGCGTAACGTTCCTCTTGCTTGAGGTACAGCCCCATAGTTGCGCCAAGGTCAGCCCTAAGATAAAAGCTAAGCTCGTTGAGAGGTATCTCATTTGTGTTGTATCCTTCTTTAAAGTATTTCTTTAAGGTGTCTTGCTTCTGTACGTCTAGCTCATAGCGTTGAGCACAGGCATCCAAGCTAAGTGGCTCCTTCTGTCCACGTAGTAGTATGTACTCAGATAACATTGTGTCATATATGTCACCACTGTACTTGAAGCCACACTCCCACAGCCACATAAGATCGTGCTGGGCGTTGTGCATGATCAACAGGGTTGTCATGTCTAACACCTTCTGTATCTCCTTACGCCCAGCGCCTGAGGTATCCTTCTGCTCAACATGGTCTAGCGTTACGATACACTCAGAGCCACCCTTAACTGCCATCATACCAACCTGCACTAGGAAGTTAGACGGCTCGAAGGGATCAAGTATTACCTTGCCATTACGCTTTATTGTGGTGTTCTCTACGTCTAGTACTATTTCCATGCCAACCCTCCTATGCTTGATACTGTGATCTCTCGCCGTCTAACTCACAGTGAACTACACCATGCCAACCACCCTTAAGCTTATTCTTAGCTATGTTCAAGTGCCTCTGCGTATCTTGTTCGTCTGCCCCTTCAACCTGTGGGTTCTTAGAGATCAAGATCATCAGGTCAGCTTCAGCAGCTTTACCTGTCTTACTGCCTTCCATCATAGACTGATCTACATACACCTTACCTTCAGCTACAGCACTTAGCTGTGACATCCAGATTACAGCACAGTCATACTGCTTAGCTATGTTACGTGCATGGATGGCAGCTTCCTTAAGATACACATCTGACTTGTCACTGGTCTTGCTGGAGAACTTATCACCCATATCTAAGATCACGATGTCAGGCTGGTAAGCTTTTATGATAGCCTCAACCCACGCCATGTCTTTGCCTGTTGAGTCATACAGCTTGATGTTCTCTCGTACAGGCTCGTAGCGTGACGCAGCTAAGGCGTAGTTACCCTTCACCTCTTCCATAGACATGGAGGTAGCCGCACTGAGATACCTAGCTCCTACACGCTCATACGCCTCTTCATTACACAGGACGATACACTTAGCTCCCTGACTAGCGAAGCCTTTAGGCCCACCTAGTAGTGAGGCATGAAAGGATGTCTTACCTGTGTTAGGTCTAGCACCTACGATAACTAAGTGTCCTCCACTAATACCTTCTACCTTGCTAGTCAGAGATGGTATGTTGAACCTCCACTTAGACTGTATGTCATTAGCTTGCAGTAAGTTATCTATAGAGATGTCACCCCAGTCAATCTTAAGGTTAGGCATGAAATCATCTTGATAGTCAGACAGTATCTTACGCATAGGCTCTAGGCTAGTCTGAGTACCATTAACGTAGTCAAACCCTAAGTTGGCTATCTCTTCGCCTACTACCTGCTGGAACAACTTACCTAGTACTTCTTCAGCTATGCCCTCAGACATAGGCTCTTGTCTGTCAATCTTCTTGAACAGATCTTTGTACGTTTCTTTGTTCGCTGTTGTGATAGTAGCGTTGTGTGTAAAGAACAGCCCTTCTAACTCAGGAACAGTGAGGTTCTTCTCATACGTTTCCATAGCGTAGTCGATAGTGCTTTTGATCTTGCGTACATCCTTAGAGAATAACTTGTCGGGTGTACGGATACCTCTATGATTGGCATAGAAGTCTTTATCCATTAGTGTTCTAAGTAGTGCTAACTCCATTATCTTTCTCTCTCTTAGTAAAATCTATCTGATACGCACCCTCTGGTGATTTGTATGCAGCTAAAATATCCAGGAATTGTTGGTAGCTCATGTGTAGTAGCTGGTACTCAGCAAGCTCTTCATCAAACTGTCTGAAGTAAACTACACTGTTATCTGCTATTACAACCTCAACATCTTCAAACCTATCTTCCTGATCTAGTGTGACAATTACAGAAGCATCCTGTTCAAATTCAACTGTGTACACGATTGACTGCCTCCCTCTGTATAGAAGCCTGACGCTCTTCTTCATCAAATTCTCTTATCCAAGGTACGACAATACCTGTATTCCATTTCTTTGCTTGAGCCATAGCTTCTTCTTTGTCACCCCAAACTAAAGGCTTATCATAATTAGTAAAAACCTTCTTGCCTGTATCGTAAGCCCACTCACCACCTTCTATCTCAAACATGACTGCCCACATAATAATCTCCTATTTAGTTGTTACATCTAAACAAACAACACCAATGCCGTTGTGAGTTATCATTACTTCTGCTTTCTTTCTTTGTACTTCACATTGTTCATACTTAGTGTAGCTACCTATATGGAAGTATTCTAAGCTCTGCCCACTGATCAACTCCAGCCATACTAATGCCCACATTTCTCTAACCCCTCTAGCCTTTCTTCTAAGTCAAATATTTCACGGGAGCATTTGTTAATCTTATTAGAACTCACATCCTTTGCGTCATTTATTTCTTTGTACAACGCAAACAGTTCTTCTTCTTTGTGTGCTATCTCACGTTCTACGTTCTCTATCTCACCTACCATACTCATTCTACTTCTCCAATCTTAATGCAAACCACGATGTAGGAAACCATTCCTTCATGCTGTTACAAATCTGGTTAGCTACCAGCCTAGTCTCTAGCTGTGTATCACCTGCACACCTAAGGTTACACATGTCAGCGAAGGCATCAAGGCTACCTGACCAGTACCACTCAGTCATCATGCTCTGCGGTAGCACCATACGTGCTTGCTCTGGACAAACATTATTTTTTAGTAGTTCATTATAAATTGCTAAGGAGCCAGAGTACACATGAGCTTTTACATAATCGGAGGTACTATGTTCCCAGTAATCAGCTAAGTGTGATTTGTCATCTGGATACTCCTCAGTATCATCAAACAGTAATTCATCTACAAAACCAGTACCACTGCCTTGTTTCTTATCGTCAGCGTTCTCTCTCCAGTTGTCAGGCAAATAAAACTCAGGCTCATCATCCACGTACCTACGGCTTATCTCATTCCAGCGTAGGAACTTATGCTTGACTAACTGCCTAGCTACAAAGACAGGTGCCTTTATGTGGAATGACGCAAAGCAATGTCCAAAAGGGCTGTAATGACCATGCTCAGCTAAGTAGTGTACCAGCTTACGGTCTTTGTCCTTCAAGACATACTGTTCTGTTTCACTGTTGTAATCATCCCATGTGGATTCTTTAGCAAAGCTAACCCTAGCGGCATTAACCACTGTCATGTCATTACCCATGTGATTTACATATGTTACTTCAATCATCTTTACTCTTCCAATACTTAATGGTTTCTTCTGTCGTTTTGTAGTAAGTAGTTATAAAATGATCCACACCATCTGAGTGATAGTGCTTATTTCTCTTATCACTGCCCCACTTACCTGTACTGTAGTAGTATGAATAGCGAGAGCTATACCTATTCTCAGGTTCTTTATCCTTATAAATAAAGATTAGTTTCTGTTGTTCATGTACAAAGTAAGCAATACTTTTATCGTCTAAATACTTTTTAACGTACTCTAAATCTTCGTTGGTATATTTCTTAAACTTAGGTTTACCTTTGGCATCACGACCAGCATAAACGTAACCTTTTTCTTCGTTGTCAAATGTTTGTTCAGTCATTAGAAGGATACCTCTCCATTGTCATTGCGTGGGTCATTATAGTAACCTTTAACTAAGTAGTGGTGTCTTGTGTCTGGTTCATCTGATACACCCTTTTCGTGTACTTTGTCAAGGCCCATATCACGTAAGAACATTTCTAAGTCAGTCATACCATCTCCTTTAATTTCTCTATGTCGGATACTACACGATACTTTATATCATCGTCAAGCCTCAAAGCTATAGTTTCTACACCTGACCACAATTCTATTTCTTTCTTAAATATCAACGTCTTATGTGCGGCATCAGGGTCAAGCGCTACAATTACCTTGCTGTACTCACCTATCTTAGCTATATGCTTTAACGTTAAACTAGTTCCTAAGATAGCCATAGCTGATAAGTTAGGCACCATCTGATTAGCTATCATAGCTGACACCATGTCCTCAACTACAATCAGGGTGCTGTCCTCTTGCTTACCCACTATGTAGTAGTCTGCCACACCTGTGTACCTAAACCACTTAGGTTTCTTACCTGTCAGTGACCTGCCGTTAGCGTCAATCATTCTACCCCTGTGGTAAATAGGCAACACTATCCTGGAATCTTTGACATCATACATTAAGTTGTCACTAGGTATATTCCAATCATTAACGTACTCATAGAACAGGGGCGTCTCCCTTGGGCTAGGCTCCACCACATACTCAGGTATCACCATAGTCTCAGGCTCAGGTGGGCTAGACAGTTTATGTTTAGCTAGGCGTAGCTGTATCTCTTGTGCTGTCATGTTAGTGTGGTATGCACCACTCAGCGTACAGTCCAGCTTGTAACAGTTGTACACTATAGAGCCACCATCGTTTAGCACAGTGAACGTGTTCTTAGCTCTACAGCTAGGGCAGTCCTTGCGTAGGCTCTGTCCGTCACTGAGGTCTAGTGTATCTAGGTAGGCTCTAATGTCCATGTTATGTCTCCTCCTTTACTTTGTGTGCTTGGCGCTGGGCTAATGCACTGGACGCACCACTAAACGTGTGCTTGATGTATGGGTCTAGTGACCTGATGTTCTTATGCCCACTCACCTGTTTGATCTGCGTGACGTCAACACCAGCCTCAACCATCTCCGTGATAGCTGTACGCCTCATGTCCATAGCTGTAAGTTCTGCTGGTAGATCAGCGGCTTGCTTGATAGAGTTAATGTAAGTAGATATGTTTCCTTTCCTGTAAGGCTTGTATGACCCATCACTAGGGTTGATCTGTGGCGCTACAAAACTCTGGAAGCCAAAGCTTTTGTCTTGCTGTTTTAGTATGTGCATCAGTTCATCACTGATAGGTAAGTGGACGTCAGCGTTACGCTTACTCTGTGTTAAGTCCATGCGTTGCTTATCTAAGTCTATCTTATCCCAAGTCATTAGCCTCATGTCACCTAGACGTTGCCCCCACTCGTAAGCCATATGGACTATCAAGCCTATGCTACGCCACTTCCATTCGCTGTAGGCTGTACCTAAGAATAGGTTGACCTGATCTGGTGTCCACATGACTTTGCGTGGCGGGTTAGGTACACGATCAATGCCTATCATAGGGTTGTGATACATTATGTCTAAGCTGATAGCCTTGTTGAATATGATAGACATGATAGTTGAGATCTTGTTAGCTCTGCTTACCCCCCTGTCTAGCCACTGTTCATACAAATGATTGGCACACTTAGTCTTGAATTTGTTTAGCCTAGTATCTCCTAACTTCTTGCCTAGCAGTGTGTGTGTACCGAGAGCAACCTTTAAGCTGCCCTCGTACTCCTTTTGTGTGCTACCCTTTAGTCTGCAAAAAGACTTAGAGGTTAGGTAATACTCTACTACATCCGATATAGAAGAGTTAGGTTTAAGTTTAAGTATCATCATCACTCCTCTTTATGAATAGATATATAAAACTACACACATAGATTGCTATGAAAGGTATAGCTATGCCTGATCCTGCAATCATAGGTAGCCCTCCAAGCTGATCTGGTGGATGGTATCTTCTAGGTCAGCTTCTAGGCTCTCATACAAGTCTATGTCTAGCAGGTTCTTACCTTCTAACATGTTGACACTGTGATCCTCATTTAGGAACTCCACTACATCATATGACATGGTGTCTTCTTTCTCTATAGATAAAAACATACTACTTCCCTTCTACAAAATTAATGTGTTCTTTAGCCTTAACCATCTTGTTTAGCAGTGTAGTCACATGGGCTAGGTACTGCGTAGTCTCTGATGTAAGACCATCATTAACTGTATGGGCATCAAAGTAATCACCAAACACTAAACTTGTCTTACACTCTTCTATAATGAAGTCTACTTGTCCTTCAGACAACATACCTTCCCAGAAAGCTGATCCAGCCATATTATTCTCCCATTCTTTCATTGTGTATGCTTTCATACAGTTCAGGAAATGCTATGCGTAATTTCCATTCTGATCTGTCGATAGCTTTCATTTCTTCTGTGTTTAGCTCATAAGCTTCGTGAAGCATAAAGTCTGCGTCTTGTATAGTCTTCATAACGAACTTTAGTGTTTCTATTTGTTCAGCCTTCAAGAAGTGTGCCGCATTATCATACTCTAACTCTCGCATTTCACGATCTATCTGCCACTGTGGGCGTGTGTCTTCTGCTGTTTCTTTAGCAATCTTCTCAGCTAGTTTTTCATTAGTGCGTGTCATAGTTTTCTCTCTTTCATTTGGGTTTGTACTTGCTCTGCTATTCTCTTATTTACTGTAATAATAATCACCTGTCCAGACTTATCGTAGACTATCCACTTCTTTCCTTCTTGGCGTATCATTTTTGTCACTCCTCTCTGTACAGTTTCTTTAGTGTTACAGTCTCTACGTTACCATCATGCAATAAGTTTAGCATATAGTCTCCTATGTCAACTAAGCTATTACCCAGACTTCCAACATTCCTGGAAATTGGTTCGTCATAATACTTTACATGAACCTCAGTGCAAGTCCAAGTCGGTCTATCTCCTGTTTGTTTCTCAGCTATAAAGTCAGCCATCTCAGGCCAAGCTACTGTTTCACTATGCATGGTTGTCTCCTTCTGTTAAAAGTATCCGTTAATTAGTTCAGATAGTATCTTATCGTCTTCGTCTTCTACTATGCCGTACTGCTCCAAGAACAGTGGGTCAGCGTAGACACGGGTCAGGCCCATTTTAGCTTCCCGTATGTAGCTGTCACCCATGTCGTATGAGCCGTGTGTCATGTCGGATTTGACTGCCACAAACCACCTAGCGTACCTGTTCTTATCTTCGTTAGCTGGTATCTGATACGTCTTAAGTACTCGCATCTCAGTGTTACCAAACGGCCCCTGACCTTTGTAGATTGCGTAGGGCTTATCTTGATTGCGGGACTTTCCCAGTAAATTCTTAGCCATGTTGTTTATCCTTTTGTCCATTCACGTTGAATTGTTAAACCTTTTTTTAGCATACTTTCAGCCTCTCTTGTGTCACCTCGCTTCAGCGTGTCTAGCGCCCATGATACCCAGCTTGACGCCTGATGTGATAGTATTCCTGGTTTTGGCTCAGCGTCAGGCTTAGGTGTATCCACTAACGTTACTAGTGTAGCACCTACCTTGTTGTTATTCAGGAAGGCCATAAGGCAAGTCTTATCTACTGGCACTTCAACTGTATGCCAGCAACCTCTGCCTAACTGTTTATTTGCATCAGCTTGTGTACCAGCCCATTTGCCGTTGTCGTTAGTGTATAGCTTCATTTGTTTGTCCTAACATATTCTTGTGCTGAGTTAATAATCTCACCTAAATCTTCAGTTCCTACATAGTGAAAGTAGTCTGTTGTGTACGCTACTGCATCACTATGCTTGTACAATCTCTGAAGATGTACGGGCTTGCCTGTCCTCTCATCAAATAGTGCTACCTCACAAAATGTATCGGCTGAGTATTGCGCTATAGATAAAACGTGGTGTTCATCTATGGGTAGCTTAACATTGTTAAGGTGCTGGTTTACGTTTAGCCCTGCTGTCTGTAGCATCTATTTATTCTCCTAACCCTAAAGTCTTATCATGTTGTTTCTCTATCTGAGGTAGTGCAGTTTCAATTTCTTGTACTGTATGAGCGATTGCATACAGCATATCAGCGTCTAAGATGCTCTGATGATGTAAGTGCAAGTGTGTCTCTTCTCCATGTACTTCAACAATAAATGCATCCGACTCCATGTCCTCCACAAAGAATTGTGCCGTGTAACTTGATGTTATCTCACCATCTGTGTGATCAAACACACTAACACTATAATGAGGCTGGTAGGAAGGATTACTCCAAGGATCAAAACAAGCAGGCCATTTGCCATCTTCTTTTAGTTCATTTGAAAGTATCTGCTCATCATGTAACTTAATAGTCTCTACCTCACCAAACTCATTCAATACTTTATACGTATGCATTATTCATGCTCCTCTATGAATGCAAAGCCACCGCCATTACCTTCTTCATCTTGCGACAGTACAAACTTAACTTTATCGCCAGTTTCACCAAACTCTGATTGCAGTATAAATACAGGCCAATCATTTAGTGCGTCTTCATCCTTCTCCATGTAAAAGTCTACAATCTTACAGCCTACTAGCTGTCCAAAGTATTTCTTATTTGCATCGCTCATTTGTTCTCTCCTTACTGTAAAAAATGTTTCATTATTTGTATGTCAGTCATGCCGTCCAAGGTATCCTTGTTTGAGTAATCGTCAAAGACTTCTTGTGGTGCTTGAGCGCTGATCCAATCCTCAGCATCATCGTCATTCATGTTATCTGGCACTTCATAAACAGGAAACCATGTCTCTGTCCGTGTTACTTTTATTTGCACTTTACGCATTATACTAGCTCCATTACTTGTTTCATTATCTGCTTACCTACATCAGGATGAACTGCATTTCTCAGCACTTGAGCAGGGTCATGGTTGCCGTCATAATATATGTTACCTTCATACGCAATACCTAGCCAATCTTTTAATTCTTCTGAGCCTTTAGCGTTAGATGTATTTATGAAATTCTTAGGGCTTTTTACTTCCTCTACATCAAAATCAAAGCTAGACCAGAATAGATGCCTACCTGCTTTCTTAGTAGGCTCCACCAAAGGTTTATAGTAAGGTATCACATTTTCTACTAACCACAGTCCATCAAAATTATGCTGTAAGAATACAATCTCTTCATACAATTTCATATCTGGGTAACGTGCTTTCCTGTTTTTGCCTGAGCGTATCATTCTGCTATGGCTTTGGCATGGTGGACTAGACCAGATAAAGTCAAACCTTTCATAGTTTTGTAATAGATATTCGTGAGCGTCACCTACCACCACATCATCTTCTGGGTGCTGGTCAGCGTATACCTTGGCTATCTTAGGGTCATACTCTACAGCAGTAACGTCACAATTTTTCCAGGATTTTCTGTTACCGCCAAGCCCTGCGTATAGGTTTAAGACTTTCATTATACAAATTCCTCTGCTGTTTCTAGTGACCACAGATAGCTCACTTCTTCATGCATGGCTATGGCTCTCTCATCTACTGTATTAACAAAATCGTTATCATCTAGAAAGTTTCCTAGCTTTTCCATTTGGCTTTCAGTAGCGTTAACAATTAGGTCACTCTCTTGGAACCATGCTTCTTTCACTTCGTTAAATGTCATTCTCATTTTGCTCTCCTTTGTCTCTCTGTTTTGACTATGTTCATACTTTTGTTTAATAGTAAATCACTAAATTAATATTTTACATATAGTGCGGCACAAATGCCACATGATAGTATTAGGCAAATTGCGTATATCCCTAGCGCTACCCACATTATGCTACCACGCAATCTACGTGAAACTTAGACACTACGTCACCCGTATCAAGTAAACGATTGGCTCTATTGCCAGCCACATAATCGCACCACGTATCCCACCAATATTCTGTCCCATCCTCTTGACACATTAAAACGTATGACTTGATTTTGGCGTACTTACTTTCCGTCTTAAGCTTAGCACCAATCTTTACAGCGTTAGGTGATAAGCCTAGCCTAGTCAAATTGTGGCTATCTATACAGGCTACGTTAAAGCCTAACATTTGCATAACAAATGAAGCTTTAACCATCCCTAGGTTTGGCACTCGCATAAGTAACATAATCCCGTCAACGATAGCGTCAACGTCATTTGTACCACGTTCTTTGATTGCCATAAGCTTGCCCCATAAAAATTCTTTGTGGGCTATGGTGTACGCTAAGCCATTTGACTTTTGGCCCCACAAATATTTGCTATCTAATCCATTAACGTCAACGTCTTTCATTTGTTGTTTGACTGTCGATAGTCCAGCTTGGATTGTGCAAAGTGTGAAAGTCACAACCCTCACAAAATTATCAGGATGCTTTGATGCATAGTCAGCAATCTCATTACAATCTCTAGTATACATTTTTGTTTCTCTCTTTATTTGTTACATTTATAGTGTCTTCATTTATAGGCCTACAATAATCACACTGTAGGCCTATGGTCAAGTCACTAGCCAGCGAATTTATAGAACCTATTGCCTGACTTCCAACCTTTTTTGTGCTGTACATAAATAGACTTAGAGCCAAAATGAAAGCCATTTGTTGTGCGCCCACGTGTAAAGCCCCAACCAAATAAGCCATAGAATTTTAATTGTGTCATAACTTTTCTGTTTTGTGGTTGGCGTTTTCTGACAATTCCAGTCAAGTTAAACGTTTCAACTCCACCGATTATTCTACCATTAACGACTTTGTTTTTCTTTGTGGCAATGCGGTATCTATAGCCATCGGTTCCATCTGCTAAAGAAAACTTTTTAAAGATTGTGTACTCATTCAATAGTTTTTTCATTTTGTGACCCTTCCATA